GTTTCCCTCCAGTGGGTACTGAGGACAGCAAAACAACACAGGTCCTCAGAAAGGAGGAACCGCCAATGAGTGAGTCCAGACCCAACAAAGCCGTCACCGATGAAGAGCTCATCGGAGTGCTTACGGCAATCAGCGTAGTGTCAAGACGTCTGGCGAGGAAGCTGATCCAGCTGAACCAGACAAGCCAATCTCAGGAAGGAGGAAAACGTGATGAGCAAAATGAGCGAAATGGAAGCGACCATCAGGGAGTTGCGGGATATTGCATCTTCTATTAACGACATCGCCAACTGGCTGACCGGCGCATTCAGCGGCACCGAGGAAGCGGCCCCTGCTCCGGAACCGGAAAAGGCACTCACCCTCGAAGAGGTCAGAGCGATTCTGGCAGAAAAGTCCCGTGATGGCTTCACCGCTCAGATCCGTGACCTTCTCCTGAAGTACGGTGCCAAGAAGCTCTCCGAGGTTGACCCGGCAAGCTACAAGGCTCTGGTGGCGGATGCGGAGGTGCTCGGAAATGCCTAAGCACGCACTTCTCTCTGCATCGTCTTCGCACAGGTGGCTCAACTGCCCACCTTCGGCAAGGCTCTGTGAAGGCTACGACGACAAAGGCAGCGATTTCGCAGCCGAAGGTACCGACGCCCACGCTCTTTGTGAGTTCAAGCTCCGGACGGCACTCGGTCTGGAAGCAAAAGACCCGACCGAAGACCTCACTTGGTACAACTCCGAAATGGAGGAATGCGCCAACGGCTATGTGGCCTTCGTGATGGAGCTGGTTGAAGAAGCCAAGAAGACCTGCCCGGACCCCGTGGTCCTGATCGAACAGCGGCTCGACTACTCCAAGTATGTCGAGGAGGGCTTCGGCACCGGCGACTGCGTCATTATCGGAGACGGGACGCTCCACATCGTGGACTACAAGCACGGCAGAGGCGTTCTGGTCGAGGCTGACGACAACCCGCAGATGAAGCTGTACGCCCTCGGTGCGCTGGAACTGTTCGACTGCATCTACGACATCGACACCGTCAGCATGACCATCTACCAGCCCAGACGCTCCAACGTCAGCACTTTCACCATTCCGAAGGAGGAACTCTACGAGTGGGCCGATCAGGTTCTGGCCCCTACCGCAGAGCTTGCCTTCAACGGGGACGGCGAATACCACTGCGGCGAATGGTGCCAGTTCTGCAAGGCAAAAGCCGACTGCCGTGAAAGAGCCAACGCCAACATGGAGCTTGCCAAGTTCGAGTTCAGGCAGCCGCCTCTGCTCACAGATGAAGAAGTCGAAGAAATCCTCGGTCGCATTGACGAGCTGATCGCTTGGGCATCCGACATCAAGGACTATGCGCTTCAGGCAGCCATCAGCGGTAAACAGTGGTCCGGCTACAAACTGGTCGAGGGCCGCTCTAACCGCAAGTACACAGACGAGAATGCCGTCATCGCAGCCGTAACAGCTGCCGGATACGACCCCTACGAACACAAGATTCTCGGCGTCACCGCCATGACCGCACTTCTCGGAAAGAAACAGTTCAACGACATTCTTGGAGGCCTGATCACCAAGCCTCAAGGAAAACCCACGCTGGTGCCGGACAGCGATAAGAGACCGGCAATGACAACCATTATCGATGATTTCAAGGAGGACAACTAACATGTCAAATTCTACAAAACTCGCAAACCCCATGAAGGTTATCACCGGTAAGGACACCCGTTGGTCCTACGCCAATGTCTGGGAGGCTAAGTCCATCAATGGCGGCACCCCGAAGTTCAGCGTCAGCCTCATCATTCCAAAGACTGACACCGTGACCGTTCAGAAGATCAAGGTGGCAATTCAGGCGGCCTACGAGGAAGGTCAGGCCAAGCTCAAAGGCAACGGTCGCACCGTACCGCCCCTCACTGCTATCAAGACGCCTCTTCGTGACGGCGACACCGAGCGTCCGGATGATCCGGCTTACGCCAACAGCTACTTCATCAACGCCAACTCCGCTACGGCTCCCGGCATTGTGGACGCTGACTGCAATCCGATCCTGACTCGCTCCGAGGTTTACTCCGGCGTGTACGGTCGTGCCAGCATCAACTTCTACGCTTTCAACTCCAACGGCAATAAGGGCATCGCCTGTGGGCTCAACAACCTGCAGAAGATCCGTGACGGCGAACCCCTCGGCGGCAAGGTCAGCGCAGCGTCTGACTTTGAAACCGTGTCGGACGAAGATTTTCTGTCTTAAGGAGGTACGCACCATGAACGCTACTACGATTCTTTGCATCCTGCTTCTGTCCCTTTATCTGGTTCTGGCCGTTTTCTGGCTCTTCAGGTCCATCGTCGACACCATCGACGACCGCAAGACCAAAAAGCGCAATGCTGAACTCGATGCCGAGCGTGAAGCTCGCAACGCCAAATGGGAAGCCGAGCGTCAGCAGCTTGAACGTGAACGTGCCATTCGTGAGGTCGAGTACCACGAAGCCCGTATGAAGGGACTCGACAGAAAGTAATCTTCGGCCTGCGGGTGGTGGGTGTAATCCTGCCACCCGATCAGGCTTGGGAAAGGACCGGTGTATATGAAAACACTCAGTATTGATATTGAAACATACAGCAGCGTGGACCTTGCCAAATGCGGTGTCTACAAATACACCGAGGCGACAGATTTCAACATTCTTCTCTTCGGGTATTCCACGGACGGCGGCCCCGTGCAGGTGGTCGATCTGGCCTGTGGCGAGACAATCCCTCCGGAGGTCATCGCTGCGCTGACAGCCGACGATGTGATGAAGTGGGCCTTCAACGCTCAGTTCGAGAGGATATGCCTTTCCCGCTGGCTTCGGGATCACGGCGGCTTTGATAATGCCCACTACAGCATCCCGGAAGACACCGTGGGCAATTATCTCGATCCGGCCTCATGGAAATGCACCATGATCTGGTCTGCCTACATGGGCTTGCCGCTTTCGTTGGAAGGAGTTGGTGCTGTTCTGGGCCTCGGAAAGCAGAAGCTGACCGAAGGCAAAGAGCTCATCAAGTATTTCTGCCAGCCCTGTGCGCCGACGAAGGTCAATGGCGGTCGCACCCGCAATCTGCCGGAAAACGCTCCGGACAAGTGGGCCACCTTCAAACGGTATAACGTCCGTGACGTCGAGGTTGAAATGTCCATTCAGGAAAAGCTCGCCAAGTTCCCGGTGCCGGAAGCAGTCTGGGAACAGTATCACCTCGATCAGGAAATCAACGACAGAGGTGTCGCCCTCGATATGGAACTGGTGCATCAGGCCATCGCTATGGACACTCGCTCCCGTGCGGAGCTCACCGCTGCCATGAAGAAGCTGACAGCTTTGGATAACCCCAACTCCGTGCAGCAGATGAAGCAGTGGCTTTCTGATAACGGGCTAGAGGTGGATTCCCTCGGCAAGAAGGAAGTCGCTGAAATGCTCAAGACCGCTCCAGCAGAGCTTCAGAAGGGCCTCCTTCTCCGGCAGCAGCTGGCCAAGTCATCCGTCAAGAAGTATCAGGCGATGGAAAAGGCAGTCTGCGCTGACGGTCGTGCCCGTGGGATGTTTCAGTTCTACGGTGCCAACAGAACCGGTCGCTGGGCCGGACGCATTATCCAGATGCAGAACCTGCCCCAGAACCATCTTCCGGATCTGGCAGAAGCCCGTGGTCTTGTCCGTTGTGGCGACTTTGAAGGCGTGGAGCTTCTCTACGAAGATGTGCCGGATACACTCTCGCAGCTGATCCGCACCGCCTTTGTGCCGAAACCCGGATATAAGTTCATCGTCTCTGACTTCTCTGCAATCGAGGCCAGAGTGCTGGCATGGTTTGCCGGTGAAATCTGGCGTCAGGAGGTCTTTGAAAAAGGCGGCGATATCTACTGCGCCTCCGCATCGCAGATGTTCAAGGTCCCCGTTGAGAAGCACGGCGTGAACGGCCACCTGCGGCAAAAAGGCAAAATCGCTGAACTCGCCCTCGGCTATGGCGGTTCCGTCGGAGCCCTCAAAGCGATGGGAGCCTTGGAGATGGGCCTTTCGGAAGACGAGCTTCAGCCGCTGGTCACCGCTTGGCGAAACTCGAACCAAAACATCGTGAAGTTCTGGTGGGATATCGACCGGGCAGCAATGAATGCCGTGAAGTACCACATGAATGGCGAGGTCTGCGGCGTCAAGTTCTGCTACCAGAGCGGGATGCTTTTCATTACACTCCCGTCCGGCAGACGCCTTACCTATGTGAAGCCCAAGCTCGGAACTAACCAGTTCGGCGGCGAGTGTATTACCTACGAGGGCATCGGCGGCACAAAGAAATGGGAGCGGCTGGAGACCTACGGCCCGAAGCTCGTGGAAAACATAGTCCAAGCCACATCCCGTGACATTCTCTGCTATGCCATGCGGACCCTGTCGCACTGCTTCATCACCATGCACATTCATGACGAGCTGGTCATCGAAGCCAGCCCCGGCGCCGACCTGAAGCTTCTCTGTGAGCAGATGGGCCGGACCCCGCCGTGGGCAAACGGACTCAAGCTCCGTGCAGATGGCTACGAGACCATGTTTTATAAAAAAGACTGATTCTGATTCGTTCAAATACCGCTAAACCCTCCAGTGGTTAGTGAGAACTTTAGATTGGAGGTGCCTATCATGGCCGAATACAAAAACACAGAGGGCTATGCCGATCCCACAGCATTCGGAGCCTTCTGTGCCATTGAAAAAGAAGAAAAAGCTCTCCGGGCATTCAGGCCCATCGTGTATATCTGCAGTCCGTATGCCGGAGATGTCGAAAGCAACACTGCTGCCGCCAGACGCTACAGCCGTTTTGCGGTAGAGACCGGATACATTCCCATCGCACCGCATCTGCTTTTTCCGCAGTTCCTTGACGACAAGAATCCCAAGGAGCGTGAGCTGGGTCTGTTTTTCGGGAATGCCATCCTGAGTAAATGTGCCGAGATGTGGGTCTTCGGTGACCGGATCTCCGAAGGCATGGAGGCCGAGATCAAGAGAGCAACTTGGAAAGGACACCGAATCCGCTACTTCAGCGAGACCTGCGAGGAGGTAACAAGATGAGATTCACTTTATACCGTTCCAACTGTCTGGAGGTGCCTGAAAACTGTACCTACCCTCATAAGGTCGAGGTCACCGGGAAGGACAGCCTCATCGAAGCTGTAAAGCACGATTATGTTTGTGCTGAGTATCAGGGCAACTACCGCAGCAACGACAATTTCATCGGCTCCGACTGCTTGCCGGTCGATTGTGATAACGACCACAGCGACGATCCGGAAGAATGGGTCTATCCATCAGACGTTGCTACTGCTTTTCCCAGTGTTGCCTTTGCGGTTCATTACAGCCGCAATCACATGAAAACCAAAGGCGGCAAAGCTGCACGGCCGAAGTTCCACGTCTTCTTCGCCATTGATCGAGTCACCGAACCCGGCCAGTACAGCGAGATGAAAAAGCTGGTAAACACCATCTTCCCGTACTTTGACACCAAGGCACTCGATGCCGCTCGGTTCTTCTTCGGTACAAAGGAGCCGGAGGTCGAAATCTTCGACGGCCCGATGACGCTTACTACCTTCCTTGCTGACGACGATTTTGACGCCAACATGGACTCCGGCAGCTATGGCGACATCGTCATTCCCGAAGGCAGCCGCAACGCCACGCTGTCCCATTATGCTGGACGCATCCTGAAACGCTTCGGCAATACCGATGAGGCACATAAGCATTTTGCGGAAGTGGCCGCTTGCTGTCAGCCGCCTTTGGAGCAGTCGGAGCTCGACAGCATCTGGCGCAGCGCACAGCGGTTCTATGGGAAGGTCGCTGCACAGGAAGGATACATTCCTCCGGAGCAATACAATCAGGATCTTCAGCTCAAGCCCTCCGACTATTCCGACGTCGGACAGGCCACGGTGCTGGCAAGAGAATATGAGGGAAAGCTCCGCTATTCACCCTCGACTGATTTTCTGGTCTATAACGGTCGGTTCTGGGAGGAATCCAAGCCCAAAGCTCAGGCCGTAGCGCAGGAGCTCACCACTCGCCAGCTTGAGGAGGCCGAAACCGAGATCAAGAAGGCAACCGACGAAATGATGAAAAACGGCGCATGGAAGCTGCTGGCATCGATGGGTCCAAAGAAAGCGGCTATGGCTTTCAGCTCGGAACAGGCTCGTTCTTTCCAAAAGTACGAGAACGCCACGACCTACCGCAACTATGCCATCAAGCGCAGAGATTCCAAATACATCACCGCTGCCTTAAAGGAAGCACATCCGATGGTTGAGATTGACCAGCGGCAGCTTGACGCAGACGAATTTCTGCTCAACACCCCGTCAGCTACTTACGACCTTCGTATTGGCCTTCCTTCCGCTCACGAGCACACTCCTGCGGATTTCATTACCAAGCAGACCACGGTTGACCCGTCCGATGACGGTATGGATATCTGGCAGGACGCTTTGGAGACCTTCTTCTGCGGTGACAACGAGCTCATCGATTATGTTCAGGAGATCGCTGGCCTTTCCGCTATCGGGAAGGTCTGTGTCGAGGGCCTGATCATTGCCTACGGTGAAGGCCGCAACGGAAAATCCACCTTCTGGAATACGCTTTCCCGTGTGATGGGTACCTATAGCGGCAACATGTCCGCAGACACTCTGACTGTCGGATGCAAGCGGAATGTAAAGCCGGAGCTGGCTGAAGCCAAAGGTAAACGGATAATCATTGCCGCCGAACTGGAGGAAGGCATGCGCCTGAACACATCCAACGTCAAACAGCTCTGTTCAACGGACGAGATCTATGCGGAGAAAAAGTACAAGGACCCGTTCAGTTTCGTACCGAGCCACACCCTTGTGCTTTACACGAACCACCTGCCGAAGGTCGGTGCGATTGATGCCGGAACATGGCGTAGGCTGATTGTCATTCCGTTTAACGCCAAGATTGAAGGTTCCTCTGACATCAAAAACTATGCCGATTACCTTTTCAACAAAGCTGGCGGTGCAATCCTGAAATGGATCATGACCGGTGCCAAGCGTGTGATCGAAAAGGATTATCACATCGTAAAGCCAGCCGTGGTGGAAGCTGCGATCCAGAAGTACAAGGACAATAACGACTGGCTCTCGCAGTTCCTCGATGAATGCTGTGAGACTGACAGCTCCTATTCCGCTAAATCCGGAGACGTCTACAACGCATACCGCAGCTATTGCATGCAGGTGGGCGACTATATCCGCAGCACGACTGATTTCTACACTGCGCTGGAATGCGCCGGTTTTGAAAGGAAAAGAAGCAAATCTGCACGGCTGCTTTTTGGCCTGCAGCTTAAGTCGGATTTCCTTGATTGAACCAAGGGTGACGGTCGATGACAGTCTTTACAGAAACTATTCTTAGAGCACTAAAAAACAAGGCCTAAGAAAAGTTACGGAATTACCCGTCATCGACCGTCACCACCCACTCTAATTCCTGATGGAGGAACATTATGCGAGAGAAAATCATAGAACAACACTTAGTCAAAGCCGTGAAAAACAGCGGCGGCATTGCACCGAAACTGGTGAGTCCCGGATTTGATGGGATGCCGGATCGACTGGTGCTGCTGCCCGGAGGCAAGATCGGATTCGTGGAGGTCAAGGCACCAGGCAAGGAACCGAGACCTTTGCAGGTAGCCAGACACGGATTACTGCGGCGGCTGGGCTTCAAGGTATATGTCCTTGATGCCCCTGAGCAGATTGGAGGGATACTTGATGAAATACGAACCGCATGAGTACCAGAGGTACGCAATCAACTATATCGAGGACCATCCCTTCGCTGCCGTGCTGCTGGACATGGGCCTTGGCAAAACGAGCATCACACTGACCGCTATTGCGGACCTGCTGTTCGACAGCTTCGAGGTTCACAAGGTGCTGGTCATCGCTCCGCTTCGAGTAGCCCGTGACACTTGGAGCGCAGAGCTTCAAAAGTGGGACCAGCTTCACCACCTGACCTATTCGGTGGTGGTCGGAAGCGAGGCTGAGCGAAAAGCGGCCCTGACGAAGAAAGCCGATATTTACATCATCAACCGTGAGAACGTCCAGTGGCTCATCGAGAAAAGCAAGCTCCCGTTTGACTACGACATGATCGTAGTTGACGAGCTTTCTTCCTTCAAAAACCACCAGTCAAAACGCTTCAAGGCTCTGATGCAGGTGCGGCCCAGAATCAAGCGTGTCGTTGGGCTCACCGGCACTCCAGCCAGCAACGGACTGATGGATCTGTGGGCAGAGTTCAAGGTCATAGACATGGGAAAACGACTCGGTCGGTTTATCACCTATTATCGGCAGGAGTATTTCGTGCCGGACGCCATGAACGGTCAGATTGTTTACAGCTACCGTCCGAAACCCGGTGCCGAGCAAGCCATATACCGGAAAATCTCGGATATCACCATTTCAATGAAATCCACGGACCACCTAAAAATGCCGGAGCTCATATCCAGCGAATATAAGGTCTATCTCAGCCCCGATGAGCAGGATGCCTACGACGAGATGAAAAAACAGTTCATTCTGGACCTGCCCGAAGGCGAAATATCTACAGCCAATGCCGCAGCCCTCTCCGGCAAGCTCTCCCAGATGGCCAATGGTGCCATTTACGACGATGCCGGGAATACGGTCCCCATTCATGAGCAGAAGCTGGATGCTCTGGAGGACATCATCGAGTCGGCAAACGGTAAGCCTCTTCTGGTGGCCTATTGGTACCAGCATGATCTGGAGCGGATCATGAAACGGCTGCATGATCGGCGTATCCCGTTTTCCAAGCTGGACAAAGCCGACAGTATCCGCAGATGGAACAACGGCGAAATCCCAGTAGCCCTGATCCACCCAGCTTCTGCTGGACACGGTCTCAATCTCCAGACCGGCGGCAACACAATCGTCTGGTTCGGCCTCACATGGTCCTTGGAGCTCTATTCCCAGACCATAGCAAGGCTCTGGCGGCAAGGTCAGACTGCTGAAACTGTGGTCGTTCAGCATATCGTGACGAACGGCACCATTGATGAGCAGATTCTCCGGGCACTTAAGGCCAAAGACAAAACGCAGTCGGCTCTGATCGCTGCGGTCAAGGCAAATCTGAAAATCTAATGACAATATTCGACAATCCACGCCAATCCGAGTGATCACAAATTCGGAGGTGCGACTTTGAACCCATACGAGAATCTGGCAAACGCCATCATTCTGCAGGCGGCCAAGGATTACCGGCTAACCGACGACGAACAGCAGCTTCAGGAAATAGAGCGATTCTTCCGTTCCGGCTGGTTCGGTGTCCTGTCAAAAGTCGATCCGGAATTCCTCATAAAAGAGCTACGGAAGGAGAAGCGAAATGACCGCTAAAGAATATCTGTCACAGGCCCGGACGCTGGATATGCGGATTAAATCCAAGCTCCAGCAGATCGAGTCTTTAAATGAACTGGCCACATCCTGCACCGTCGTTTACAGCGACATGCCCAGAAACCCAAATCGTGGAGGCTCCAAAATAGAACGGGCCGTTTTGAAGATTATCGAGGTTGAGGAAAGCCTGAAACACGACGTCGAGGATCTGGTGGAATTGAAGAAGGAAATCATGGCCACAATCCGGGCCGTTTCGGATGTTGAACTGCAAACCCTGCTGGAGAAGCGGTATCTGTGCTTCCTCTCATGGGAGAAGATTGCGGTTGAGATGCATTACAGCATCCAGCACATTTACCGGATGCACGATACGGCGCTTTCCTGTGTGGCCGCCATCATGAGAGTAAATGAGAGAGATTGAGAGTCGCCTTTTATGATAGTATTATGATGGACAAAGTAAAACCTACGGAAGCCTTGTGGGAGCCCCTCTCCCGCAGGGCTTTTGTTATGCCCGGAAAGCGAGGTGATTATGTGCCAAGGAGTCCAAAGAAAACCTGCGCTTACCCCGGCTGTCCAAGGCGTACTGATAGACGCTTCTGCCAGGAGCACGAGAAGCTGGACCGGGATCGTTACAACAAGTACGAGCGCAGCCCGGACGTCAACCGCAAATACGGCAGGGCTTGGAAGCGTATCCGTGACAGGTATGCAGCGGCCCACCCCCTGTGTGAGCAGTGCCTTAAGGAAGGTCGGTTAACATCGGTCGAGGAAGTTCATCATATTCTTCCTATTTCCCAAGGCGGCACCCACGATGCCAGCAACCTGATGAGCCTGTGCCAGTCGTGTCACACGAAGATCCATCACGAGCTCGGTGACCGGTGACCGTGGGGCGGGTCAAATCTCTACGACCTTTCTACCCGGACAGCGGCGTGGGGTCACGTGCGCAAAAAAGGCGAAATCAAAAGGGTAATTAAGGGAGGTGAACTCGGATGCCCACAAAATCGAATAACACAGGCGGGCGCGGCGGTGCAAGACCCGGTGCGGGAAGAAAAAAGTCCTCAGTCAAGGACAAAGCCGAAAACGGGAATCCCGGCGGCAGAAAACTTGAAGTGCTGGACATTCCCGAAGTCGAGGGTGTTGCCATGCCGAAACCCCATGATTTTCTTTCCGCCGAGCAGCGGGATGGCAGCGTCCTGCAGGCACAGGAAATTTACACGGAAACCTGGCAGTGGCTCAAAGGCATCGGCTGCGCCGCAAAGGTGTCGCCGCAGCTCTTGGAGCGCTACGCCATGTGTTCCGCTCGTTGGGTGCAGTGCGAGGAAATGACCAACCGTATGGGCTTCCTCTCCAAGCACCCCACCACGGGAAAGCCGATCCCGTCCCCGTTTATCAACATCGGCATCAATTACATGAACCAGGCGGTTCGGCTCTGGAATGAGATTTTCCAGATCGTGAAAGAAAACTGCAGCACGGAATACGGCGAGTCTACGCCGCAGGATGACCTGATGGAACGCCTGCTCCGTGCGAGAAAGGGGTAACACCATGTTTGAAAAAGTAAATCCCTGCCACCCGGATAAGGTGGCAGACAGAATGGCCGGTGCGCTTGTCGACCTGGCATACAAGAAAGCAGAAAATCCCCGCATCGCTGTTGAAGTCCTCATCGGCCACGGCGTGTGCCACATCATTGCGGAGGCTTCGGTGAGTATTCCGATAGAGGAAATCACCGCCGCCGTTCACCGCATTGCTGGAAACCTCGCTGTGGACTATGTGGAAGTGCCGCAGGACGGTCACCTTGCCGATAACCAGGCAGACGGTGTCCGCTGCGGTGACAACGGCATCTTCAAGGGAATGCCCGTAACCATGGAGCAGAAAAAGCTCTCGAAGATCGCACGGGACATTTTCGCCGTGTATCCCTATGATGGGAAGTACATTCTGGACGGCAACCGGCTCATTCTCTGTCAGAGCAATGCGCCTTCGGATGCACTCCGAAAGCTGTATCCCGATGCGGAGATCAACCCGCTCGGCGACTGGACAGGCGGCACCGATGTGGATACCGGTGCTACCAACCGCAAGCTCGGCTCGGATATGGCCGACTCGGTGACCGGTGGCGGTCTGCACGGCAAGGATCTGTCCAAGGCGGATGTGTCCGTGAATATCTACGCTTTCCTCAAAGCCCAGGAAACCGGAAAGCCGGTCACCCTTTGCTGCGCCATTGGGGACAGTACAGTGGACGGCAGACCGTATTCCGAAATCGTGGAAATCGCTCGGAACTATATCCGCGACCTGGGCGGCTTTGAGAAATTTGCGGAATGGGGGCTTGTGTGATGAAAACGACCACCGAAATGAAACTCGTCCCCATTACAAAACTCGTTCCGTATGTGAACAACGCCCGAACCCACTCGCCGGAGCAAATCAACAAACTGCGTTCCTCTCTCCGTGAGTTCGGCTTCATCAACCCCGTTATTATCGACCGTGACTATGGCGTAATTGCTGGTCACGGTCGTATTCTTGCCGCCAAGGAGGAAGGCATCACCGAGGTTCCGTGCGTCTTTGCCGACCATCTCACCGAAGCCCAGAAAAAGGCGTATATCATCGCGGACAACCGCATGGCGATGGACGCAGGCTGGGACGAGGAACTCCTGCGTGTGGAAATCGAAGCCTTGCAGACGGCGGACTTTGACCCGCTGCTCACCGGCTTTGATGAGAAGGAACTTTCTAAGCTGTTCGATGACGGCAAGGACATCCGGGAGGACGATTTCGATGTGGATGCCGAGATGCAGAAGCCGACCTTCACCAAGTCCGGCGATGTCTGGACTCTGGGACGGCACAGGCTTGTCTGCGGTGACTCTACCCGTGAAGAAACCTACGCCGCCCTCATGGACGGTCGCAAAGCAAACCTTGTCATCACCGACCCGCCCTACAACGTGAACTATGAGGGCAGCGCCGGAAAAATCAAGAACGACAACATGGACGGCGAGAAATTCTATCAGTTTCTGTTCGATGCGTTTTCCTGCATGGAAAAAGCCATGGCAGACGATGCGTCCATTTATGTATTCCATGCCGATACTGAGGGGCTGAACTTCCGCAGAGCCTTTGCTGATGCGGGTTTCTACCTCTCCGGCTGCTGTATTTGGAAAAAGCAGTCCCTGGTACTGGGACGCTCTCCGTATCAGTGGCAGCATGAACCGTGTCTCTATGGTTGGAAGAAGAAAGGTAAGCACCAGTGGTACACCGGACGCAAAGAGTCCACCATCTGGGAGTTTGATAAGCCTAAGAAAAACGGTGACCATCCAACCATGAAGCCCATTCCGCTCCTGGCGTATCCGATTCAGAACAGCTCTATGGCAAACTCCGTGGTGCTTGACCCCTTCGGCGGTAGCGGCTCTACGCTGATTGCCTGTGAGCAGACCGACCGCATCTGCTGCACCATCGAACTGGATGAGAAGTTCTGCGATGTCATTATCCGCAGATACATCGAACAGGTCGGCTCGGATGAGAAGGTCAGCGTCCTGCGGGACGGAAAGGAATACAAGTTCAGCGAGGTAGCGCCCTATGAAGAATAAGACTTTGACTCTCGGAAGCCTGTTTGACGGCTCCGGGGGCTTTCCTTTGGGTGGACTGATGGCAGGTATCACTCCGGTATGGGCATCCGAGGTCGAACCTTTTCCCATTCGGGTGACCACCAAGCGTCTGCCATTTATGAAGCATTACGGCGATATCACCGCCATGGACGGCGGCAAGGTAGAGCCGGTCGATATCATCACCTTCGGCTCACCGTGCCAGGACATGAGCGTGGCCGGCCGAAGGGACGGTCTGGATGGTTCCCGTTCCAGTCTCTTTTATGAGGCCGTCCGCATTATCAAAGAAATGAGGTGTGCCACAGGTGGCAAATATCCAAGATACATCGTGTGGGAGAATGTCCCCGGCGCTTTCTCCTCCAACAAAGGCGAGGACTTCAAAGCCGTCCTCGAAGCGGTCATCGGCATCGCAGAGCCGAACGCCCAGGTGCCTATGCCTGAAAAAGCACGATGGCCCTACGCCGACCTTTATCTGGGAGACGGATGGAGCGTTGCGTACCGAACTCTTGACGCACAATACTGGGGAGTTCCCCAGCGAAGACGCCGCATCTACCTTGTCGCAGATCTTGCAGGCGGAAGTGCCGGAAAAATACTAT